ATGGTTGAAACAGCACTAGAGGATGGCACTATCGTTTTCACACCGGCTGAAAGCTGGGATCTTGGGGTTGAAATTTACACTAAGGATGCTGATGGCAATCCTGTGGCTGTTGCTGACGGTGACTATATTGTGGCCGATGGCACTGTCCTATCAGTACTTGATGGCAAGGTATCAGCTATTACTCCTAAAGCTGAGGATGAAGTAGAAGTAGAGGTAACTGTAGAAGCTGAGCAAGCTGAGGTACTTACTAAGCAGTATGTAGATGATGCATTGACAGCACTCACTGAGCAGTTCAATAACTTAAAAGCTGAGTTTGAAAAAATCGTAAGCTCTAAAGAGATTGAGATGGCTGAGGTAAGCAAGGAGCTTGACACAGTGAAAGCTGCTTATACTGCATTGTCAACTCAAGCTGCCGCTGTATCTGTTAAGCAGACAGCAGTAAAGAAAGAAATTAAGCCTTTGATACAGTACACTAATAGTGCTGACAGAATCAAGGCAATAATCGCAAATAAATAAATTTTTAATAAAAGAAAAAAATGGCAAGTAATTTAACCATCTCTGCAAGCTCTTATGCTGGGGAATTAGCTTTACCCTACATCAGTGCTGCTCTTTTGACTGGAGACACCATCGCTAACCGCTATGTGACAGTCAAAGAAAATGTAAAGTTCAAAGCTGTCTTGAAGAAATTAGCAAGCGCAAATCTAGTAAAGGCTGCGAGCTGTTCTTTTGACAACAGCACATCTACCTTGACTTTGTCTGAGGCTGTATTGGAAGTGACTGACTTGATGACTAACATTGAAGTATGTAAAGCTGATTTTGCTAGTGACTGGGAAGCTATGCAGACCGGTAGAGGTTTCATCAACGATGTTATCCCTGCTAACTTTGCTGACTTTTTGATCACTTACTTAGCTGGCAAAATCTCTGAGCAGATTGAGTTCAACTTATGGCAAGGTAATTTCTCAGGATCTATCGGTGGAGCGAGTGGATACACTTCTTTTGATGGCTTGATGAAAAAGCTACAAGATGCATTCACTACATCTCCTAGCTACAACATTGCTTCTGCTTTGACTCCTGCAGGTGCCGGTGGTACTACTGCAATCATGACCGCCATTGATGCTACTGTAGCAGCAATTCCTGCCGGTATCATGGGATCTCCTAACACTAAGTGCTACATGAGCCGCAAGACCTTCCAGGTTTATATGCAAGCTTGTATGGCTGCTGGTACCGGTGGCCCATTGCAACCTGCTGACAATGCTATCTTTAAGCAAGTTTATGGATATGAGATTTATGTATGTCCTGGCTTCCCAAATGACTGCTTGTTGTTTGCTCAACCTGACAATTTGTTTGTAGGTACTGACTTGGTATCTGATCAGAACGAAGTTAAGGTTGTAGATATGAGCTTGACTGATGCCTCTGATAATGTCCGCATGGCTATGAGATACCGTTTCGGTACTCAGGTTGGTTTCACATCAGATGTAGCTGTAGCTTACTAAGATTATCAAATCTAACATAAAAAGGGGCGGGGTATTTGGCTCCGCCTTTTTTATAGATATTAACTAATAAAAAAATATAAAGCCATGTCATGTCTAGCAACAGCGGGATTTTTAGTAGATTGTAAGTCAACGATTGGTGGTATTAAGGCCTTTTGGATTGGTCCTTATGCAACAATCAGCAATGCAGCTACAATAGATCCAACAACACAACTGATAACAGCTCTACCAGCAGCAACTTGGGAGACCTACAACATGAAGCCTCATGTGGGCAATTTTGTTGAGGCTGCCACTGTATCAAAAGAGAATAACACTATTTTCTACACACAGACCTTAACTGCTCAATTCACTAAATTGACTGCAGCTCGCAGATTACAGATTGACACTTTCTCAAGAGGTCGTCATGTGATCATTGTACAAGACAACAATGACAACTATTGGTTGATGGGGTACAAAGATGGTGCAGAGGTAGCTACTGAGTCAACTGAGACTGGTACTGTCAAGGGTGACCTCAATGGTTATAGAATCACATTTACTGCAGAGGAAACAGCAAAAGCTTACCGCCTAGCTGACTCTATCGTGAGTGACTTTGATGGTACAATAGACGCACCTACTCTCTAAAATAGCAGATGCTATTTGTACAAACGAATACAGCCAATCAGACAGCTTACCTCTCTTTGAAAGAGGGGGAGCTGATCTTGGCTACTACTTATACTGACTACCTTGTCAAGCTAGTTCATGAGAACACTGGCAAGGAGTATTTTTTTATTCCCACTGTAATCTCTGAAAATGAGAGAGCAACTTTGTTGGAATTTGACACCAATGTCACTGATCCTCTCAATAGTGGCATCTTATTGACTGATCCAGGCAGATATGCATACTTTATTTATGCACAAAACAGTACAACAAACTTAGATCCATCACTATCTTTGGGACTGATAGATGAGGGATTTTTGGAGGCAACGAGTGGAGTGACCTACTATCAGACACCGAGCTTTACAACACCATCAGACTACATATACAATGGATAACAATCTGACTAATTTAGCTTTTGCTAAGTACATCAAAGTAGAGGAAGTAGAGAAAGAGACCACAAAAGGATGGGTTGAATGGGGTGAGGGTAACTCAATGCCAAATTATTTGATAGACCTCTATCAGAGTTCACCGGTACATGGTAGTCTAGTCAATAGCATCTCATTCATGATAGCCGGTAAAGGTTTCAAGAGTGAGAATCCTGCTAGCCAGGTAAACATTGCTAAGCTAGAGCTAGATAGTATCTTGGGCTCTACAGCACTAGATTTGAAATTGCAGGGTGGAGTTTATTGGGAGGTCATCTATAGCATGGACCATACTCGCATTGTCAAGGTCAATCATTTGCCCTATGAGAATGTAAGAATAGCTATATCAGACAGTGAAGATGAAGTAGTGGGAGTGTGGTATAGTAGAGATTGGATGGACATCAGAAAGCAAAAGAATAAGCCGGAATATGTACCTCTTTTCAATCCCGAGGATCCATCACCTAGACAAGTCCTTTTCTTTCATTTGCATAGTGTGGGATCAATGTACTATCCTCGTCCCGACTACATCAGTAGTAAGGATTGGATTGAACTAACCAGACACATCAGTGAATACCATGTGAACAATATCTTGAATGGTTTTTTCCCATCGTTTCACATCAATTTTGCCAATGGTGAGCCATCGCCTGAAGCTCAAAGAATGATAAGTAGAGAAATTGAAAAAAATCTATCCGGAACACATAATGCTGGCAAGTTTCTTATCACATTTACAAAGAATAAGGAGGAAGCTCCCAACATTCAAGCCTTTCCAATCACTGATGCAGACAAGCAATATGAGTACCTCTCCAAAGAGGCTACATCACAGATTATTGTAGCGCACAGAGTTACATCACCCTTGCTTATGGGAGTGAGAACTGATGGCAATGGATTGGGCAGCAATACAGATGAGATAAAGGCTGCGCTATATGTGTTCACTAAGCAAGTTATTGAGCCATTTCAGCGCATCATTACAACTGCAGTGGAAGAGATATTGGCATTCAATGGAGTGCCATCAAAGGTGACTATTGAAAAGAATGACATCATTGAGATGCAATCTGAAACAACAGTCATTCAGCAGTCTGCTGAAAAAAAAAAGTTAATACATGCGGATGCTGAACATCAAGATTTTACTGATGAGCAAGGCAAGGTATTCATTGAACAGCTAAAAGAAAAAGCTGAGTACATCAATGATGAATGGGAGCTACTGAGTGAGGAAGATGTAACCGATGTAGATGCAGAATCAGAGTTTGTATTGCAATGCCAATCACTAGACAGCTATGCCAAAGGTGATGAGTCAGCTAGAAGCCAATGGGGTGACAGTGGACTATACAAGCTTCGCTATGCATACTCACAGAATCTATCAGCTAACAGCAGAGATTTTTGTATAGAGATGGTAGGTATGAGCAAAGCAGGTGCAGTATTCAAATATGAGGATATTCAAAGAATGAGTGATGCTGGAGTCAATGGTGAGTTTGCACCGGAAGGGCAGTCAACTTACGATATCTTCCGCTATGTCGGGGGGGCCTATTGCCATCATGTATGGAAGCGTCAGATATACTTTAGGAAGCAAGAGAAAGGAAGATTTTTGCCTAATAAGGGACTAGAGAATGACAAGAGAGTGGGAAATGTGCCTTATGTGAAACCAAAAGGAATAGAGGGAATAGCACCAATAAATAGACCAGGAAGAGGATCACTAAAATACAGTTAAATCATGGCAGTACTACCGGAAATACTACTTATTGATGAGACATTCATCAAGAAATATACAGCGATTAATGACAGTGTTGACACTGCTATCATCAGACCATGCATCTACTTAGCTCAAGATAAGTATCTAGTCAATTTTCTAGGCACTGATTTGACCAATAAGCTCAAAACAGATGCACAAAATCAGACCTTAACAGGTGACTATGAGACATTGCTTGACCAATATGTGAGAAAGATGCTAGTGTGGTGGACCATGATTGAGCTCTATCCCTTACTTGTCTATAAGCATGACAATGGAAACATAGTCAGCAGAGACAGTGAGAATGCCAATAGCATCAGTGAGAGTGAACTGCACAAGCTTATGGAGGCAGCAAAGGACAATGCAAGGTACTATACACAGAGAATGCTAGATTATATCAGACAGAATGTAGCTTTGTTTCCTGAATATAGCAGCAATGTATCACCTGATCAGTCACCATATACTCAGATATATACTCAGACTGGACTGAATTACTCACAAGGATTAAAACAATCAACACTCAAATGGTCAATAAAAGACTTTCTACCAGTCAAGTAGATAAACGGAAAGAGTACGAAATGAAAATGAAATCTTTCTACAACAAAATGATGAACGACTTGAAAAAAAGAGAGGGCAATGGTAACAAGTAACGACACACCTGGCACCATTGGAGCAGTGACATCTATCTGCATGGCTTCCATCACTCAGCTTGAAACAGTGGAAGTGTTAGTGAAGATAGGAGCAGGTTTAGTAGCCATTGTAGTGGGAGTCATGACAATCATCTACTATCACAAGAAAATACAAAAGCTGAATGCTGACAATAAATAATTTGTCATGGCTTAAAGATGCCTTTGCAGTCAAAGGTTATCAGTGGGAGACATTTCATATTGTAGGTATAAGGACAAAGGACTATGTACCAAATACATTTTGTGATAATATCTTCCTCATAGATGGAGACAAGGCTTATTCATTCCATGCTACAACTAGACCAGGCAAGCACTGGCTAAAGAATCTGCTCAATCCCAAAGGCACCGCTGTGCTATGCGAGGGGCAATATAGGAACACATGGAGATTAGGCAAGCATCAAGGTAAATATGAGGCACTCGTGCAGACATTGCCTGTCAATGTGTTCAGAGATGCCAATAAGGATGAGAAAGCTGATGCAATAGGAGCTATTGATAGGGGAATGTTTGGTATAAACATACATAGAGCCAATGCCAATTTAATGAGCAAGCTAGTGGATAAGTGGAGTGCAGGTTGTCAAGTCATTGCTGATCCATCAGATTTTAATTTTTTATTGAAAAAATGTAGGGATAGTGGGAAAGGAGTTTTCACATATACCTTATTGAATGAGTAATAAAAAGCAAAACAGATTGCTGGCTGAGGACTACTGTAGAAAGTACCCAGATATGCCAAATCTCACCTTAGCTAAGCTACTAAAGAAAGAACATGGGCAGAGTTTTGACACAATAGAGACAGCTAGATCATTGGTCAGAGTAGTCAGAGGACTTGCCGGTGGTTACAAAAAAAACAATACTAAGGATAAGAGTTTGTTCATTCCGCAGTCACCCTACTTCACACTGCCCAAATCAGCCATTGTCAAAAGACAGCCGGTAAATATCAAAGGTGATAAGGTGCTATTGCTTAAAGATATTCACTTCCCATACCATGATGAGGAAGCTTTGTCCATTGCTTTGAACTATGGCATAGAGAAAGGATGTGATACACTGTACTTGAATGGTGATATAATGGACTGCCACACACTCTCAAGGTGGGAGAATGATCCCGAAGCTAGGTCATTTTCTCAAGAGCTAGAGACAGTGAGGTCATTCCTAAAGATGATAACTCCCTATTTCAAAAAAGTGTACTACAAAGAGGGCAATCATGAGGAAAGGTATTGGAGATACTTGTCATCACATGCACCTGAGCTAGTAGAGATTGAAGCTTTCAATCTGCAGTCACTATTGTGGCTAGATCAGTATGGAGTGGAGTGGATAGATGGCAGAACATTTGCTAAATTCAATACACTAAATGTAGTCCATGGTCATGAGTTTGGTCAGAATGTATTTAGTCCTGTCAACATTGCTAGGGGTCTATATCTTAGAGCTAAAAGTCATGCTATCTGTGGCCATTGGCATCAGACATCAGAGCACAATGAAAAGGACTTGAATGGAAAGATCATTACTACTTGGTCAGTAGGTTGCTTATGTGACTTATCACCTCGTTATAGGCCAGCTAATCAATGGAATCATGGCTTTGCCATACTGCACAGAGATGGTAAGCACTTCCATGTAGAAAACAAAAAGATCTATGAGGGCAAAGTATATTGATGCCATGATCATGATAAGCATTGCACTGCTGTTACTCATAGCAGTGACCATGCAAATACACTACAGACAGAAAGTAAAAGTAGTCACAGTCAGACATGACTCCATCCAAAAAGTAATAGAGGCAAGAATTGACACCATAGTCAAAACAAGAGTAAAAATCAAAGAAATCTACCATGAAAAGATTGATACTATCTATCTGTATGATAGCATTGCCATTGATAGCAGCTACACAAAAGCTATCAAGAGACTCAGTGAGCTTGAGAAAGCTGGATACTTTAAGGATTGAGAGGAGGCTTGTGGTAATGGGAGTTACCAGGATGGAATATCTGCAGTCAGACAATGACAATCTAAGTCTATTAAATCAGTCATTAGTGGAAAAAAATAGACATAATGAGTCATATATAGGACAAATTGAGGATAGTTTGCGCCATATAGAGGGATTAAATAAGGGATTAAATGAGGGATTGGTGAGGGAAAAAAGTAGGAAGAGAGGTTGGAGGAATTTGGCACTTGTTGAGGGTGGTATATTGGTCATCATTTTAGCTCTCATCCTATGAACAATACCTACATAAAGATGGGTCTATACAAGCCATGTATCTTCATCTCACCTGATGATGATGATGATGGAGACTTGCTCAGTGCAACTGTCTATATTGATGAGGAAAAGGTGCAGATACTGAATGAAAATGGAGAGTTCATAGCTCAGTTTTTTTATGAGGAGCTCAGAGGCATAATGGCTGTCATGGCAGCGCATCAAGAAAAGCAATCAATTAGAATATCTGCAATAGCTAAAAAGAACTAGACAGCTATTCCACCAATAAAATACTTGCCATCTTTCTTGTTGACTTCAAAGTAGGCTCTCATCATGATGCTATCAGCAATGTCCGGAGATAGTCCTCCAGCTTTCGCTGCTATTGTTTCCTTATCAGTTACCATCAGCTTACCATCACTACCTACATTGGCTCTCCTTACTAGCTCTAGTTCCTTTGTTATTTGGTCCTTATACTTAGCATTGAATGTGATCTCATTCTTGTCTATCATATCCCCTAGCTTAAAATAGCAGTCAGCTTTCAGATTTTTGTAGTTAGGTCTAAAAGCTTTTGATCCATTGACAAATCCGGGGCAGCGGAGATAGTCAACTGCTCCTCCTCCAATGCCATCCTCGTCACAGATGACATGGCTCAGCCTCACCTGGTACTCATCCATCAATCTCTTTATGATGTCAACTATCTCATTCACTCTCTTATGCAGATGCATTTCCATCCTCTCTAGGTGCAGACCATTCCACACACAAATGACAGTTCTATCTTTACCCATTCGCGCAATGTCCGCAGTGATATAGCAATCAGTCAGACTGTCTGACTTATCTCTAAAACATCTAAGGAGTTCAGCATAGGAGTAGAGCCTATCATCACTGCTGTCAAAGTCCCAATCACCCAATAGTAGTCTTTTCCTATCAACTTCCGGCAATGAGTTCAAGATGCCCATGTATGACTCAGGCAGCATGTAATTGTCTGCAGATAGACTTTGAATAAATGCCTTATCAGGACTCAATCTACCTTCCCGGTGGGGATGGTAGAACTCATTGTATAGATAGCCCTTAGATGGATTGCATGTCATTAGTAGTTTTGGCACAAGGTCATATTCATTCAGCTTGTATCTGATACGCGATAGAACTGTAGTGATAGCTCTCTCATGTACCTCCGCTGCCTCATCAATAAAAGCATCAGTCAGCTCTAGTCCACCCAAATCCTGATAGTGTGGGTCTGATGGCTTATAGGCTAAATCTGCCAGCACTATTTGACTGTCATTGTAAAAGGTGATAGTATTGCTCTGCTGATTATAGTTATAGTGGTTATGTGGCTGCAATCCCATCAGTCTAGTGGTCTCAAAGAATGATGCTATTGTGGTCTTTTTTAGTGTATCTAGCTTAGACCTACCAATGAGTGACTTGGTGCCAGGATATTTGAGCCTCCTTTGTATCTGCCATATACAACCTAGCCTGGTCTTGCCACCTCCTGCAGCTCCACCATACAAAATCATGTTAGCTGGGTGGTTATTCCTCAGATAGATCAGTGCTTCCTTTTGTTTGGCTAGTATTTCCACCTCAATCTATTTTTATTTGATTGTCATGCAGTATGTCATGGAACTTTCCACGCAGTTTGTCTAGTGCATCTAATTGCTCAGGGTCATAGTTCTCACTGTTGTACTTGATCTGCCTCCTCATCTCTTGGTCAAATTCCCACAGCGCGATATAGACAGCATTGAGATTAGTAAATCTCTTGTGAGCCTCAATATCGTCTGGCTCATCTAGATTAAATTCAATGATTGCTTTCATCTTTACCTCCGTTGTGTTTATGAATTGGGCTACTACAATTACCTTTATGAGTTAATACAGTTGCGTTACCCCACTCACCATACAGATACTCACAACTATCTACAACTACTATTGTTAATGGGTTCAGACTCTCGCTAACAACATAATCAGTTCGTTTATGTTCAACATTTACATCATGACATCCCACCATACCAATGGTAAGTGCAATTATTATTAGTTTATTTCTCATCTTGACCTCCTACCATTTTTCTGACGTCAGCAATATGGTCTATCATTTTGTTGTCATCAACAGAATGATCTCCATATGTTTCTTTATAGTATAAATCAGCACTTCTTAAATCACCATTATTGTAAGCATCAATAATCTGCTCTCGTTCCATTTGTAGTGCTTTTTGTTCTAATTTATAGACCAAATCACATACTTCCTCGCGATGTAGGCAGTGAAATAATTCATCATATAGCCACTGCACTGCTGTTTGTTTACTCATCCTGACCTCCAATTCTTTTTCATATAACTTCTTATGCAATCAATTTCCACAGCACTGTCTTTATGGTACATTGCTACCTCCTCAATCTGTTCTCTTTCCATCGCTATGGCTTTGTTAAAATCAGTGCGGTATAGCATACCGGTCTTAAAATAGGTTTGCTGTAAGTACTGCACTGCTGTCTGTTTTTTGTCGCTCATATTTTGCTTTTTTTGATTATCAAAAGTGTTTGTGTATAATAGATGCACCCAACAGCACCTACATTAAATTTATTCAGTAGGTGATTATCTGTATCTTGTTGATTTCCATTTTCTTCTTTCATATTTATGTCTTGTTTTTTAGTTAATAAACTGGACAAAATGTGAGTTAACATGATTTAAGTATCTCGTCAATAGCAACTGTTGATTCCTTTAGTAACTCTATTGTTTTTTCAATTCCAATTATGTCAGATACTTTGCCTACAAATAATTGCTTTATTAGTTTTTCTCTGTCCATAGATTTTGTTCTTTTTAGCTCGCTTAGTATTAGATCTAAAGCCTCTGTCAATTTTTTAGGCTCATGAATCATATCATCTTTTTTACCCAATCGCCATTCCTGATGGTATTCAAGTATTTCTATTGCAGTTTTTAATTCCATTTTTGTATT